CAAATTGGTGGGCAATGTCATTTGCGGGGGGATTACCGCCTTGTAGCGCTTGCGCCGCACTACTTTTTCGGGTTCCATGGTTTCTCCTTAGTAGGTTTCTTACCTGTTGTCATGGGCACAGGTTCCAGACCCATCATTTGCAATACCGTGGCGCATGCCGGGCAGAATTTGCCGCCCTCGAAGTGCCAGCGGTCGATGATTTCCAGAAAGCTAGGGGAATTGTCCCCTTTTACATAAATATAGGTCTTATTCCCATCTGACTTGGCATCGTAGTACCGGCATTTCGGATTGAAACAAAACGGTTCCACTCCCAGCGCCCCGTTTTCAAACACGTTATATTGGATTGTTTTTTCTACTGGCTTAGTCGATACACCCCCGCCATAGACTGCCTTGTAGGCAGCCCATTTCAGGCTTTGCATCGCGGTTTGTATTTCGGTGGCGCTATGGATGACCCCTTTCAGGAGGTACATCGTGCCTTCCTCGACGCACAGCACGATATAAAAGCTGCCTTGGTAATTGTAGGAGTCGCCTTGCTTGTAGTTTAGTTTTGGGTCAGGGAGGGCAATAATTCCTTCGGGCAGCTTATGTTGTTGCTGCCAAAACCCGGTAACGGTTCCGGTGGTTACCCCATTTAGATTTAGCGTTACCGTGTTTGTTGCGATTTTGGTTTCAACGAAAGTGTCGATGCTGACCTTCTTGCCGGTGATGTATTCCAAATCCTTGATTTCTTCTGGCGTCAATCCCTTGGCGAGTTCATTGATATCTGGTTCTGGGTAACTGCATTCCTGTTCTTGGATAATGGGCTTGCATTTTTCTGCCGATACCCACCCCCCGTTCGAATACATACTGGCGTTATATGTCTTGTCAGCATTGATTTCAGCGGTACTCATGGCTAATTCATCGAGCATTTGACTGAATGATTTGCTGGCGTCTTCATCTTTCATGGCATAGCCCAGCTTGACTTCCCATTGCGCAAAACTCTTGTCTTTCTTCGGTTTCGGGCTTTGGCCGTTATTGCCGAATTTATTTGCCTTAAAGTCGGCCTTGCCCGGCTTGTAACCCTTTTGTGATTTTGGTGGCAGTCCCATTCAAATACCCCTAAGCATATGGGTGACGTTGTAGCAACCCTCGCACAAGAAAGTCTTTTGATTCCAGTCATCGACCACGATACAGCGGTGATATTGCTCGATGGGGGGCGGCAACCCTTTTGCCTGCGCATCCAGCATGCCCTTGTATGAGGACTTATTGAATAATTTCACCCATTGCTGATGGTCTTCTACACAATACTCATGCAGATAGCAGCATGGGTTTTCGCAAAAAGGCCGGCTCATAGGTTGAACATCTTGATGACTTCAAGACATACCTGACAGAACTTGCCGGTGATTGGTACGCCTTGCACGATACGCACGACTTCTTGGCGCATGATCTTCGTGTCTTGGCCCTTGATGACAATACCGCTTGTGGTCGGCTGCACCTGATGCTTATGGTGTCGGCATTTTGGGTTACAGCAAAAGGGCTCGCTGCCGATGGGGTCAGGGCCGATGTAATTTGGGTCAACGATTTCTATCTGCGGAGGTTTCGTGAAATCCTGCGGCATCCCGAGGTTGGGATTGTGAATTTTTGCCATTTCCACTCCATTGTTTAGCGACTTGGGTTGTACTTATCTTAGCACAACCAAGTTGTTTGTCAATCTGTTTTACGCTCCTGATACAACAGAATTTCATCGGCACATTGCACGGCGGCGAGGCGCTTTTTGCTGGCCGCGCCATGGCCCTCGAATTTCTCTAGGCAAACGCTTGCCGCCAGCATCAACGCGTAATTGAAAGCGTCTTCCGGCGTCGGTGGGGTTGGTTGCGCGGCAATCCAGTCAGCGAAGTGAGACATGGCAACTCCATTTGGCAATTGATTGCCAGATTCTAGCTGCCGGATTGTTGGGCAGCAATATGCCGATGCTTGATGCGCCATGCCGTGTTGTAGGCAATACCAAATAGCTTGGCAGTCTTGCGCAGCGATATGCCACTGTTCAGGAACGTCATCACTTGCGCTTCTATTGCATCCGGCGTTTTGTGCCGCACCACGCGCTCATCCGACCATGCCAGATTCGAATAATGCAGGTTATCGCAATCGCCATCGAGGTAAGTGACGCGGGCTGCTGGCGGGCGCGGATGACCGAACGCTTCCAGCACCAGATTGGCAATGTAGTGGTGCCGCGCCTTGCCTTTGTTGTATAGCAGGACGCACCAGAAATCGGTGCCGGTATTCATTTGGCGGTTGCGCATTTGCTGCGGTTGCCAGCGGGTCTTGCCGCCGCGTACCGGGATATGCCGGCCCACGGATTTCACTTGGCCGTGATTGGAGACTTGGTATTTGCCTTCGTAGCCGGGGACATCGCGCCATTGTTCATGCAGGCTGCGCGGATCGGTGGGCGGTAGGGTGGGGTCGTATTCGGTCAGCATTGCCGCAGCATACAACAAAAAAGACTGCGGGAAGCATCCCCGCCACCCGCAGTCCCGACATTGCCACACAATGATGGAGGGCGGGTCGCAATTCCGCCTCTTGCTCCAGCCGGACAGCCTCAGTCCCGAGTACATCCGGATGACCCCACCAGTTAGCGAACTGCTTATCCCAGTCTATTTTGGCAATCTCCCACTGGGTAGAAGCGGGGGTAACGAGGAGCCCGAAGACTCCCGGAGTTGCCATGTTTCATCCAATCTATTCGGGCAGCATCCCACTGGATATAGGACTTATCAGGCCGACAGGGTGATGCCGGCTCTGCCTTATTACAGTTCGCTAACTGTTGGGTGCTGGGGCGGGTACGCAACTCCCGCTTTGGCGTTTCCATACGATCCTTTTCAGCCCTTCAGGCGCACATCCAAGCTAGTTTGGGATTACTCCCGCGTATGGCCCAACATCGAACCGTGCTGGAAGGTCTATTACCAGCGACAACCGAATTAGATATTCGGGGCTCTGCCGTGCGGGGTTGCCTTGGCCTTCGGCTTACCGCTTTCTGAGCTAACGGTTCGATGTTGATCCAACATATCTGGGGGCTGGTGCGCAACGCCAGCATCGCATTCACCGGAAACACCTTAGCCTTGGGAGAACTTGAACGGTGCGTTGCTCGAACCGCTCGAATCCGGTGGCCCCAGATATCTTGAACCAACAAGGGTGATGGGTAGCTCGTCAGGGGAGCCTGTCTCGGTCACAGCAGAAGGGGAGCGACCCACGACCGCGTTCCAACCGTCTAACCCATCACGCTTGTTGGTGCTGGTGCTGAACCCAGCCTATGCGCCCATCCATCCCCCTCGCGCTTGCGCGGTCATAAGAGGCCGAGACTCCCAAAACACACGGTTCTCGCCCGTTGCGGATCAGCACTCCGCACTACCAACATGGCTGGATGCTAAGTCGCAACCCTAGCTCTTGCTCCATGCAACCCCCTCATACCTGAACGCAGCTTGCTCTCGGCAATGGCATGATTCCATATCGCATGAATCCAGCAATGTTGGGGCTGGCGCTTATCTCCAGCGAAGCATGTAACCAGCTTTGTACCGTAGCCGTTGCGGGTACTGGTTACCGGGATATACGCACTTTCAGGCTACACTTCTTGCGCCTATTGATAGGCATTCCCAACAAGGATGGTGGCCGGCGCTGATCCCCGGCATTGCAAGGGTGCTGGGAGTCGAACCCAATCCGGGCACCGCGAGGGTTGCAGCCTCGCCCGGCCATGAAACCCACCCCGCGCATCAGCCTGCGCATTCACCATCCTTGTTGCCCCTCTTGCGAAGGGCGGCTGGCAATTGATTGCCAGCTTGGCTTCACGCCGCCTTCACATCGACTTGGATATCGTCGCCAACCGTGACCGCGATCTTCAGTTCCGGATGGGAAGCATCGAGCAGGTTCAGCGCATCTTCCCATGACAGGGCTTTCAGCGCTTCGACCAGATCGGTGGCCGCTTCTTGCTTTTGGATCGTGATTGCATTGCCGAGGTATGCGCCGCAGATCGATTCTAGCGCCACTTCATCATGGTCGGTGCTGACTTCACCCTTCGCCTTCGCCAGTGCGGATTGCACCGTGTCGGTTTGGTCGTTGATCAGCTTGAATTTCAGTACCGTGATTTGAGTGGTTTGCTTGCCCGAAGTTTCGTCGTCGCCACCTTCTTGCTTCAGCAGCGCTTGCAGTTCCTTGACGGTCAGCTTTTCAGCCTTTTCAACCCATTCATCGACGTTATCGGTGCCATCCTCGTTGACCTTGAACACGCCGGACAATTCTTTCAGCTTCGTCCAGCCCAGATGCGCCACCTTTTCCCACGGGATTTGCTTTTCGACCAAATCCTTGTAAATGCGGATCATGTAGCGGATCGTGCGATCCTTGATGCCGAATTTTTCTTCGGCGTATTCTTGGAACGTGCCGAAGCCTTCGTACCAGCCTTGCTCCTGAATCTTGTTCAGGATGCCGCCGAGCTTGAAGTAATTCGTTTCGATATCTTCGGCCAGCGAGTCGGCTTGCTTCAGCGCCTTGTCCTTCGTCAGATGCTCGACTTCGGCAGCGATGTCGTGGATCAGGTCGCCGGTATGGGTCTTCTTGACTTTCGCCTTGGCAACCTTTTCCTCGACTACCTCTTGGGATTGTTCGTTTTCACTCATTTTCTGACTCCTTTCAGTGGTTTCGCATCCATCACGACCTCGATTCTACAGCAACGATTTTGTTTGTCAATGACTTTTTACGCTGCCGCTGCATGTTGTGCGGCTGCATCATCCATCGCATTCAGTTCAACATCCTTGTTACGGGCATGTTGGGCATCGCTGTCGAACGTGCCTTCCGGATACCGGGCCGCTAGTTTAGCGATATTTCCAGCCATTGTGGAAGCAATCGGCTCGTGGAACATCCAGAAATGGATCGCATACAGCAGGTTCGGCAGCGGCTGCGCGATTTCGGCAATCAATTGCACATCCATGTCGCGGCCATAAAAAGATTTCTTGTATTGATCCAGCAAATCGTTGCTGATCTTGTGCAGCGTCAGCAATGCCTTCGTCGGCGTCATGCCCTTCAATGCCACTTTCTTCGTGGAAGTCGGCATCTTGATCTTCAGCATCTTGCACAGGACTACCGTGTAATAACTGATGTCACCGAGTTCTTCGCGGGCATTGCGCTTCAGTTCATCGGTGAATTGGAAGCCCAGCAGATACGGTTGCAAGCCTTCCAGCAATTCTCCGACTTCGGTGGATAAGCCGACGATGGCATGCGCGATATTCGTGGTCGGGGTGCGCCGCGCTACTTTGCGCATGCCTTCTTTGGCATTTTTGATGGAGAGGGTTTTGAAGACGTTTTTGCGGTAAGTTGCTAAATCCATGATTCACTCCTTGGTTAAATATTTTCGGGACTTACCCCGAGATAAGTTGACGATTGCGGTATGGGCAACACCAAAATACCGAGCCACCCTTCTTTTGCTCCAGCCCTCTCTCAGAAGGTTAAGTGCTGATATGCAGTTCTTATCAGATAGCCTAGTTGATGGGTGTGACTCCCCCATGCTTCTAGTTCCGTGGCGAAGGGTGTCGTCTGCATTTCCCTTCGGGGTATCATAGCGTAAGTTGTCAAGCCTACAATCGTCACGTATGCCGTTGTTATGGCATACCAGTAGCCCCTCCGGTCTTGGGCCGACAAAAACTTCCAGCATTACGTGATGCAGGTACAACGTTTTTGCGACCCCACCTACGGAAACACTAAAGACTAGATACCCGCCCGCGTTTTTTCGGATAGGAATATACCTGCCTTGCAGTTTCCTCCCATTCTTTGAAAAACGAGGGCGGACTCTTACATTGCCTTCGCTTGAGACTTCGTAGAACGGGCAGCCTTCGATTGACTTCCATCGTTCCATTTTTTCACTCCTTTGGGGGTTTCGGGTAGGGTTAAGACATGCTGGCCCAGCTTGGCGATTGCGAAAGCGTCAATCACATCATCGCTCTTATGGGTAAAGCCCCATCGCTGTTGCACGGCTGCCGCCATATCAGGCTTTTTGGCATTGCCTTTACCAGTTGTGAACAGTTTGACTGTAGAAGGCGTGCAATCGTACCAATCGAGGCCACGGTCGTAAAGCACTTTTCGTATAAAAGTGCCAACTTCTACCATCTGCACAATCTGGCAACCGCCGAACGCATACCATTCGATGAACACGACATCTGGTTGCCATTCATCCACAACCATTGCCACGCCTCTGGCAATTGATTGCAGCCGCTCGTAGCCGCGCAGCTTGGGGTAATTGATTAGTAAACTTTTAACTTGACTATCGGTTTGATCCGGGTCAACCAAGAGGCACATGCCGACGAATGTGGACACATCCAAGCCGAGAATTCTCATTCCTTTTCCTGCGTAAATGTTGCTCCAGCCTTATGCTCCCCCGAAAAACAGGTTGAACACATCTGGCAATTCTTCGCTGTCTTATCCGCCATCGTGTTGCAGATACCTGCCGGGATGGTGCCGGCATCGCGGAATAGCTTGATTGCCTTGGCCTTCTCCAGTATCGGTTGCAGGCCGGCATCGTCACGCTTGATATCGAATTCGCGGAACGGCAGCACTTCCCCATGCACCGGATGTTTCCTACCGTGGCCCCGGCTGACATAGCAGACCTTGGCTTCTTGCAGGTTGATGCGTTCCTTTAGGAAATTATCATCATCTTCGATGATCTTCAGGTAGAGCCCGGTTCTAATCCGATGCTCGGATAATGGGGCGGCAAGCGTATCAAATGCGTCCGGCGCGATGATCTTCAACTCGGTGACGAATAGCTTCGGCGCACCGAGGTTCATCACGACATCGAGCGAGCCCGAGATTCCGTATTCCTTGGAAACGAATCTGGGTTCGATATACTTGAGTTGCCCTTGCTTGCTATTACAAATATGTGATGGCTTCGTGCCGAATGGCGATAGCCAACCGCAGGAAGGGCATTGCCAGAAGCCATGCGCGGCTTGCCCGGCCCATTGCTCGCGGAATAGATCGGAGACTGCATTGCCCAGATCGAACGTGGCTTGCAGCGCAGTCGATATGTATTCGTCTTTCTTATCCTTGCCAGTGATATCCAGCAACGCCAGCTTTCTGGGGCAGAAATCCGGTTTCGTAATGTCTGATGCATGTACCGTTTTATGACTTCTTGCTTTTTGATAACCCCCCATATTCTTTACCAGCACATCGATGATCGAGTGCTGCGGCGCATGGGCTTTTGCTACGCTATTTTGCAGCCATTGAATCATTCGCTTTCTCCAGCAAGTCTTCGTATTCGGTTTTCGGCAACATCACCCATTCCGAGGCATTGCCTCTTGGCTTCCCGTCCGGCAGCACGAATGATATCGAAACGGCGGGAATGCTGCGCTTGCCGAGCGCTTCGCCCTTGATCTTGATGAGCCACGCCAGATCAATGGGCATCGTGGTCGCAGTCGTGCTTTTCGCTTCCAGCAGCACCTTGATGCCTTGCTGGGTACGCATATCCCCTTTCAGACCCGCTACAGCCCCGCTGGCGGGCGTCAGGCGCATGCCGAGGGACTTGGCTAGTCGTTCCTCGCTGCGCTTGCCATGCGCGTTTTTAGGGGCTTCCTGCTGGCGGTTCAGGAAAGGGTTGCGGCTTACCACGGCCATGCCTCCACGATTTTGCGGATGCAAACCAGCAGCAACCAGACCCCTGCTACCCAGCCCAGTACGGATTTGATGAATCGCATTATTAGTAGGAAAGAAGTTCGGACTCGGCAGCGTCGTAGGCAACCCCGTCATAACGACGCACCGTATATTCCGGCTCGCCTCCCGAAGCGGAGAATTTAACTGCGACGATATTGCCTCGGCTCTCATTGCCAGCCGAACGCAGGCATACCTTGGCATTGAAATGGTAGAGGCATTCCAGATTCATGATTCACTCCTTCCCGAACAGGACTTGGAATACATCATCCGGATAGATCGTGAAGATGCCGGACTCTTTCACAATCCAGTTGCCCACGACCGCACGTTCCCATTCACCGGAATGCACTTTCAATTCGATTTCCCGTTGCTCGGCGGGGAGTCGGGTGCCCTTCACCGCGCCGTTGCACCATGCCGCCACCGCATCCAAATTCTCCGGGGTAACGTGCTCGGCTTCCGCCACTTCATTCGTATGATAAAAAGTCTTCATGGTTCACTCCATTGATGAAAAGTTATTCCTTGCCGGATTCTTCCGCAGGGGCTTCGATGGTGAAGCCGGATTGCTTGCTTTGGAAATCGACAATGGCTTGTTGGCATTGCAACTTGAATGCTGGATCGGTTGCATACATATCTTGGTAATACACCAATGTCGGTTTGTTCATGCCGAATAAATCCCAGCCCTTGCCATTGTCGGCCTTTGCCAGCATGCCCATTGATTTCAGATAGGCGGCGACGCTATTCCAGCTATCGGTGTCACCGACTTTCAGGTTTTCGTGCGGCAGCATGCACAGGTCATATTCGAACTCGGAGCGAATGACTTGCACCTTGGCCTTGACGATGCGGGCGCTGGTTTCCTTGAAGGCGGGCACATCGACGCCCAGCGCTTTGACCACCTTGTTCTTGCCGGATAGCCGCACCGTCAGGCAGGAATAAAACAGCATTGCTTTGCCGCCCGGCATCTTCTCCGGGTTGCCAAACATCTTGCCGATTTCCATGCGGGTCTGGTTCAGCAATACGACTGCCGGGGTGTGCCCATTCTTTTCTTCTGCCGATAGTGCAGCCACCAACTTGGTACACATCCGTTTGATCAGCAGCGGGGAAGTGCCGACATCGAATTTCTCGGCGCTTTGTTCGACTTCCTTGATGCCGATAATCGCAGCGAGGGAATCGACCGCAACGAAAGCAACGTCTTCGGCCCGCACCACGGCATCCACCAGATCGCAGGCTTCTTCGCCATAGGCTGGGCGGATCACAATCAATTCATCGATATTGATGCCGAACTGGGCAGCCCACGCCGGATCAAATGCACTTTCCAGATCAACGAACACCGCTTTATTGCATGGGGGAGGCATCCTTTGCGCTGCTGCAATGGCGCAAAATACCGCATTGGTTTTGCCGGATGACTCTGGCCCATAGACGATGGAATACCGGGCGCAGGGAAAGCCGCCACCGGTTGCCAGATCGAATTCGAAGATATTGGTTGGGATGCGCTTGACCAGCGGAATGTTGCGGGCGGTGACTGCTACCTTGTCGCCCTTTTCCTTCTTGATACCCGCAAGTACCGCTGCCAGCGTGACGCCGCTGCCTTTCTTTTCTTCCTGCACAGGCTCATCCTTTGGCAATTGATTGCCACCGTTGATTGTGATTGCCATGATTATTCCTTCTCGAAAGTCTGCCCGGCCAGCCAAGCGAGCCAATAGGTCTGAATATCTAACTCGGGGATATCGAAGTAATACCAGCCGACTCGGCCCCCTTCCGTGCCTTGCAGGGGTGCATAGGAACTGACGCTATGGCGAAACCAGCGCTCGAAGCGTTCGCGCTCTTTTTGGATATCCATGATCATTCCTTCGATTGGCCGATAGCCTTATCCAGCTTGTCGGAAATCCATTCGGTGACAAACGTGTACGTTTCTTCCAACGTTTCCTTGGTACAAGGCATCGTCAGTGACACGGATATCTTGGCCGACTCAAAATTGCCGAGATTGATCGTGCGGTTGCCGCCGACTGCGATTTTGCACAGTTCGGCTTCCGGGGCCACCACGCCGGGATGCACGGTTTCGGATTCATCCTTGACCGTAGTGGCATGCTTTTCACCATGGCTAGTTTTTTCCTTGATGATCGTGGTATGCGCTATGCCTTGCTCGCCCTGCAAATGCTTGTCATAGGAACTCGGCTTACCGACCTTGCTACCGCCACTTTTATATTCGATTGCCATGCTCTACTCCATTAGTTGTCTTTCTACCAGTTGCCATAGATAAACTGTACGAGGTCTTGCAGCTTATCCTTGTCGTCTGCATTCAAGCGCGGTTTGTCAGCAATGAATTGCGCCAGCTTTTTCAGCAAACCCACTTGATTATCAGTGAAATACAAGAATTTTCCATACGAATGGGGCTCCGGAAAATAACTGTTGTTGCGCCAATTCCGTAATCTCCAGAGCGTGATTCCTAATTCTTCGGCAGCTTCGGAAAACGTGGTGGTGTATGCCGGGTCGAGCGGGCTCACGCCACGTTGCTTCGCCAATTGGCGGCGGCGGTTTTCGAGTTGCTGCTGCCGGTACACCGGATCGTTTTGGTAACGCTCCTTGCGCTTGGCCGAAAGTACATCTTTGTTCTTTTCGTACCATTTACCAAAATAACCCCGGTTTGCTTTTTGGGTCGTCATCATTTTCTAATCCATGGAAACCACTTCGGCCCCGACTTTTGCGTAAGTCTTGAGCCGAGTGTAGTGGTATGCCTTCATGATGCTGTCGGCATCCACCAGATCGAGAAACACCGGTTGTTTCTTTCCTTCTTTCCGGCGCATGATACGACCGATCATTTGCTCTACATCAGCACTGGGGGTGCATAAAACTAGGGAATCCCAATGCTCATAATTCGTGCCTTCACTGCACATCTTTTTAGTTGTCAGCACCACCGGCCTATGGGCGGCAGCTTCCAATTGGTCAGGCTTTTTGCCCGAGATATATTCCCCGATGGCTTCTCCGGGGATTCCCGCTTGTACCAGCACATGGAACATCGGCTTGATGCCGTTATCGACCAGATCGTGCATTACCACGACAGTCCGGCCCGCGTTGTAGCAGGACACGACGAAATCCGCGATTTCCTTATTCCTAGCGGCGCTTTTCGTCATCATCTTGTACGCGCCCATCATCTTGCCGGGATTCAGGAAGGCTTGCACCGGGCATTTCCAGCCAGTTTTCTTGACCAACACCTTCGGGGCCATCGGCACGACTTTGCCCTTGACCAGCATCGGGCCGATATGGGCTTCCAGCACCGGGTCTTTACCGTCTTTCCTATCTGGCGTCGCGGATAAGCCAAGACGGTGATACGCCGGGAACAAGCCGGCAGCAATCGAAAACTTGTCGGCAGCCATCCGATGGACTTCATCGAAGATCACCATGCCGAAGTAGCGGAACATTTCCGGCTCATACTTGCCTTCGATGATCAGGCTTTGCACCATTGCCAAGACGAATTGCTTGCCTTTCCAGATGCACTTGTCGGCTTGCAGATGGCCGATGGCTTCTGGCCCATACCCGGCTGCACGGATTGCCTTGTGCCATGCCGGGATCAAGTCAGATTTCGTGACCACGATCAGCGTCGGCGCACCAATGCCGCATGCGATCTTGATCCCCGCATACGTCTTGCCCCAGCCGGTCGGGGCTTCGAGGATATGGTTGTGCCCAGATTTCAATAGTTCGATGGACTTGTTGATCGCAACAGCTTGGTCTAGGTCACGCGGCTCGATCTGGCAATCAATTGCCACTTCGGGGTAATGAACCCGGAAATCCTCTTTCCCCACTGGCACCAGATTGCGCGGCACCTGCAAGATGTTGCCGACCCGCTTCGCCATCGAAAATGGTTCTTCATATTTCGGCACTACGCGGAAGGCGGCTTCCAGCCCGGCGTCATACGGGTATTCCGACATGCCACCAGTGCGCAACGGTTGGTCATGGGTAACGAGCATGTGGGCTCCTAGAAGTTGGCTGCGGCCATCAACCGATGGGCAATCGCCAGCATGGCTTCGCGGGCTTCTTCGGCAGTCATTTCAGTGGTGCGGCCCCTGCTGGTGATTGACCACTTTCCGCTCTTACCTTGTACGGCACCAAGGAAACCATACCCCTTGATAGTCAACCCGCGTACTTTCGGCAGGAATACGACTTCGATATCTTCTTTTTTTATTGTCATGTTCACTCCTTTGAATAGGTGGGGCTAAAGCCAATGTATTCGGCACCGTCCCACTGGCTAGGACTTTACCCAAAGGCAACCACAAGATTGCCCTCGTGCCTGATTGCCCCTTAAATCACAACTGCGCCGCGTAACTGGAATTGGCCGGCTTCGTTGCACCGCCGAGGGTCGATTTGCCGAATCCCATTGCCCGCAGTTCCGCTTCGGTCTTGGCAACGAGTTGTTCGGCATAATTCAGCGGCACGAACAGTTTCGTCACATGCTCTTGGCCTTCCTTGTCCACCCACTTGCGGACATACTTCTGGCGCAGCACATCGAGGTCGTCTTCCTTCGAAATGAAGTCGAACATCGAGCCCACGGCAGCGGCCTTGTCACCGATGCGGGAGACATCGAATGTGCAGCCGGCGAGTCCGCCGCGCTTCAGTGCCAGTTTCTTCAGGATTTCGAAAGTCTGTGGCTTCGCGGCCAGCAGCTTCACGGTATCGGTATAAGTCTTGCCCGGCTCTTTCTTGCTCGGCACAACACGGTGGTCGATGACCGTAAACAGCGCCAGCAGGCTCGGGTTGTCACCGCCTTCGCAGATCGGGCACACATGACCGGCATCCGGGTCGGATTTCGCCTGACAGACGAAATAATTGTTCCAACTGCCATTCATTTGGCAATTGTGCTCCACGACGCGGGGCGGATTGAACAGCCCGTTTTCATCGAGTTCGCCATCCACGAAGGTAATGCGGGCTTCTTCACCGTAGTTGAGCCAGAAGCGGAATGCCTTGCCTTGCTGGTCTTGCTTGGCTTTCTGGGCCGCTTCGTGTTTCTTGGCGAGGTTTTCGGATTCCGCGCCGGATTTGAGCCATGATGCAGTCATGTGAATCTCCTTTAGATGTGCCTTTTAGCACTGGATTGTGGGTTGCTGAATGAACCCAAGATCAACGATACAGCAACTATCGTGGTTTGTCAAATGCTGATGAACTGCGATAGCACTTGCCGCACTACGTCTTCCCCGGCTTGGTCTGGGTCTTTGATGCCATCAGGCAAGCTTGGGATCGCGTATTGTATCTGGTGCTTCTCGAAGTAGGTGATGTATTTCTGCGCAGCACTCTTGCCGGTCAGATCGTTGTCGAGCATCAGGATCACGCCGGGGCTTCCTTGCAGCTTTTTTAGCTTCGCCGGCATCGCCCTTGCGGTCAGATTGCCAAGCACATACGGGTACACCCGCTCGACGGTCAGCATGTCGAACTGCCCTTCAACGATGACAACAATTTGCTCACGCTCCAGAACGGGTTCATTGAGCCATGTGTTGTGGGTATTGTTCGTCCCATTGAAAGAATAGTCATAGTGTTGCGGGCCGAAATCGTTAATCCGTCTGCCACGCATGCCGGCCAATTTTCCATACACGGTGCGGAAGGGGAAGGCGACCATTTCCCGATAGGCATCGTAACGAATGGAATGCCTTTGTATTTGCTCGTCCGTAACTTTCCGGCCACGGAGGTAGGCATAGGCTGCCGGCACTTCCGAAGCCAGCGGGTAGTGGTCAGCCATCCATTCCGGCCATTCTTCGAAGTGGTTGAATTCATCATTGGGAAACTCGGTGAATTCGCCAAGCGGGAACACATCCAAATCTTCT